AGATAACTTAACAGTATTATTTAAAAAACAAGCAGATATATGCGTAGCCGATTCAGTTTTAGAACTATTTCGTAATAGAGTTAATATAGAAAACTTCAATAAAAAGGCTCTTTATATATTAATTAGAGATCGTACCGGAGTGAAAACTCAATATATCACTCGAGTTGTAAATGCATTGAAAAATGCATATGTTGAAATGTATTACAACTATAAACATACCGGAAATGCAACTTTAAACTTATCTAAATTTAAAAAGTCAGAATTCCTAGAATAAGATATTTATTATAAAGGATATTATGGAATTCGATATTGAAATATTCAAAGGTAAGTCATTTTCCGATTTAATGAAAGACATTTATTCTAACAGTTCCAAAAAGGATCGTCAGATAAATATGTTAATTGGTGAATTGAGACCGTTGATACAAAATGTAGGTGATGCCACTGTAATAGTGCCACTAATCAAAGAATACTTAGAAGTAGGAGTCAAAAATGACGACCATTTAGTAAAGCTAGCCGCTATTGTACAGCGGTTAGTTTCTACAAACAGTAGAGTACAATCTGACACTGGAAATTCTTGGATGCTTTCTGAAGAAGAAAAGAAACAGTTAATGGGAGAGTTAGATGAAATTACTGGTGCTAGTAAAGAGATCAATGTTAAAGTAGTTGAATTAGCTACTCAACAATCTCAACTTGACAAAATGGATAATGAGATTAATGATATTATAGACGGGTTAGTATAATATGGCAGATCAAATAACACCAGCAGAAGTATTAGAAGTCATTTATGAAGACACCAATCCTAATTTAGTATATGGTTTAAAAGTAAAGGAATTCGGGCCATCGCCTTCTGGTGATGTTTCGTCGGTATCTACTATTACTGCTAAGCCTTTAAACACTTCTTATATAAGGGTACCATTAGTTGGCGAAGTTGTATTAATATTAAAAGCACCGAGCTCATATGCATCGGCAATGCGAAATACTACAGATACATATTATATTGATATTGTAAGTTTACAGTCTAGTATACATCATAACGGGTTACCTACCTCTGTTGATAAATCAGTTACATTGTCAAAAGCATCTGGTAATGCTACAACATATAATGAGGCTGCATCAGGTAATACACAAAAACCTTCACAACCTAAAATAGATCCTAACTTTACAGAAAATCCTGCTGTGAAACCATTACAGCCATATATAGGAGATGTTCTTCTTTCTGGAAGATACGGAAATTCATTACGATTTTCAACAACTCCTAAATCAGGTAAATTTACTGTTAAACAAAAATGGAGTAAAGGAGACCCTGCTGCGCCAATTACTATTTTTAGAAATAGTAAACAAGTTGGCGGCGGTGGAAAGATTAATAATTTTGTAACTGAGGATTTCAAAAAAGATGACAATGTAATTGTAATGGCATCTGGTCAATTAATTGAATTTGAAAACTCATCTAAAGTATTAACATCTAATGCTAAATATGGACTTAATTCTTGGCAAAGTGAAAATTGGGGAAAGACACCACAAACGTTAATTACTTCAGGTAGAATTATTTTTAATAGCACACAAAAAGAAATAATGGCATTTGCCAAAAATGGTATAGGACTTTCATCTGAAACAGCTATTACTATAGATGCTAAAAATATGGTTTCTGTCAATGCAAAAAAGATGGAATTAGGTACAGATTCTCAAGAGCCATTGATTTTAGGTAAGAAGTGGAAAAAATGGATGGAAGATTTAATTGATGCAATTGGAGACCTTACAGATATATCTCCTGTTGGTCCATGTAAGCCTACAAAAGTAGATCCACAATGGGGAAAGATAGCTGCATTGAAAGGACAAATACCTACCTTATTAAGTGATATATCATTTACTAAAAAATCATAAAAATACTAGTAAATTAGTATTGTAAATAATTATTAAAAAGAAAGAATATATGAATTCAAAAGATTTTATACAAGTTTTACGAAAAGTAATAAGAGAGGAAGTTCAAACTGCGGTTCGTACTGAATTAGGTAATATTGGTTCAATGATAACAGAACAAAGAAAATCAGACCAAAAAAATCCTTCATATAGAACTCAACAAGCTGCAGCTGCATATGCTCCTAAAAGACCGACAGCACCTGTAAAAAGACAGTTAACTACTAATCCTATGCTCAATGATATTTTAAATGAAACAGGCGCATTTCAATCTGAAGGCCCAATGTCAATGATGAATGAAAATATTGATTATAGCGGAGATTTTGATGAATGGCCAACAATGCAAATGAATGGATTAGCCGGCAGAGGTCAAGTAGCTAACACTATACCAACTGTTGATACTGAAGGTAGATATGTAGATGCTAGTAAATTACCTGAAGTTGTAGTTCAAAATTTAACAAAAGACTATTCTGCTTTAATGAAAGCAATAGATAAGAAAAAAGGTAACTAATGTCATACGAACAAAGATTTAAAGTAGCTGATTTACAACCCGATGTTGCCATTGGTATACAATTACCTATGGTTTCTAGAAATGGTCGTTTATTTGATCAATCATATTCAACAAATGTACAAGCACTTTCAAATTTACATAATTTACTTCTTACAAATAAAGGAGAACGTATACATCAACCAGAATTTGGTACCGATCTTTTAAGTCACATATTCGAACAAAATGAAGTTGATTTACAAGATAAAATAGGAAACTCAATTGAATCTGCAATTAGATTTTGGTTACCATATATTACTATTGCAGAAATGAAAATAGTAAGAGTAGCAGTGGCTTCAGGTTATGCCGACCCAGAACATGGAGTAACAGTATCTTTACAAATTAAAATTAATAAAGAGGAATCAGCAATACCAGTTACGTTATTAGCAACGCAAAATGCAATTGAATTATTATAACATATGACACAGACTAAAAAAGATATCAAATACTTAAATAAGGACTTTGGACAATTTCGAGCAAATTTAATTGAGTTTGCAAAAAATTATTTTCCAAATACTTATAACGATTTTAATGAAACATCACCTGGTATGATGTTTATAGAAATGGCATCTTATATAGGTGACGTTTTATCATATTATACAGATAATCAATTAAAAGAATCATTATTGGAATTTGCTGGTAATAGACCAAATGTATTATCATTAGCTACTACCGTAGGGTATAAAACTAAAAATACAATTCCAGCAACAGTGATGTTAGATATATTTCAATTAGTACCAGCTAAATCAGGAGTAAATGGTAAAGAACCTGATTATTCATATGCACTAACAATCAAAGAAAATATGGTTGTGCGTGATGATTCAACAAATTCAGAATTTAGAACTTTAAGTTCAGTTAATTTTAGCATCAATACAAAGGCAGATCCGACAGAAGTTAGTATATATCAAGTAAGTGATGTAGATAATTCAGCAGAATATTATTTATTAAAAAAGCAAGTTAAGGCTATGGCCGGTAAAATAATTACAAAAACATTTGATTTTACTACTGCTAAACGATTTGATAAAATATTAATTGAAGATAAAAATATTATAGATGTCGTTTCCATAGTTGATTCTGATTTGAATAATTGGACAGAAGTTCCTTATTTAGCTCAAGATATTGTATTTGAAACTATATCAAATATAGTACAAAATGACCCTGATTTATCTCAGTATGTTGAGGTACCTTATTTATTAAAACTAAAGAAAACTGCTAGACGATTTATAACTAAATTTCGTTCCGACAAAAATTTAGAAATACAATTTGGACCTGGAGTATCAGATAATGATGATGAAGAAATTATCCCAAACCCAGACAATGTAGGTTCTAGTTTAAATGGATTACAAATTCAATTTGATCATCCAATAGATCCTTCAAACTTTATGTATACTAAAACATATGGTTTAGCTCCATCAAATACAACATTGACAGTTAAATATACGACAGGTGGCGGAATAACTTCTAACGTAGCTAGTTATTCACTATCTACAATATCTGAAATTAATTATGTAATTGAAAATTCATCATTAGATACCACACTGCTTAACAAAGTAAAAAGTTCAGTTGCATGCACTAATCCATTACCGGCAATGGGAGGAAAAAGTGAAGAAACAATAGAAGAAATTAGACAAAATGCAATGTCGACATTTGCTACACAACAAAGAGCAGTTACAGCACAGGATTATATAATTAGATGTTATTCATTACCTGCTAAATTTGGGTCTGTTGCAAAAGCATATGTAATTCAAGATCAACAAATCAATCCTAATAATGGACAAGAAATGATTCCTAATCCATTAGCAATTAATTTATATACATTAGGCTATGATTCAAATGGAAATTTTACTCCATTGAATCCAGCAATTAAAGAAAACTTAAAAACATATATTAATATGTATAGAATTCTTACTGATGCTATTAATATAAAAAATGCTTCAATTATCAATATAGGAATTAAGTTTGAAGTTATAACTTTACCTGAATATAATTCCAATGAAGTTCTTATAAAATGTGTAGATAAATTAAAATCAATATTTGATAGCAATTTATGGCAAATAAATCAGCCAATAGTATTATCAAAAATATATACAGAATTAGATAGAGTACAAGGAGTTCAATCAGTAACATCTGTCAATGTTGCTAATTTATATGAAAAGTCAGACGGATACTCTGGTAATGTATATGACATTGCAGCTGCAACAAAAGCAAATGTAATATATCCTTCATTAGATCCTAGTATATTTGAAGTTAAATTTCCAAATAAAGACATAGTTGGAAAAGTTGTGTCACTATAAAATAAATTAATATGATTTGGTCAACACCTGCAATACAAGATACAACAATATATGAATCAGATCCTTACAGAAATGCAGGATTAGATCAAGTACTTGAACTGAAAAAAGAAGGAGATTCTTCTACATTAGATTTAACTGAATCAAGAATATTAATTAAATTTGATCTAGCTACATTAAACTCAGTTTTAACAGAAAATAATATTACTGTTAATGATATATCAGCTAGTTTAAAATTATATACTGTTCAAGAATCTGAACTTCCTCAAACATATACAATTGAAGCAAAGGCATTAGCTAATAATTGGACAAATGGTACAGGGTTATATGAGTTACCTGCAGGAATACAAGCTAGCACATCTGTTACTGACGGAGCTACTTGGTATAGTCCTATAGGAACAAGTTCTGTGCAATGGACAACTGTAGGCGCTGGAACTACAATAAAATATAATGAAACTGCCGGCGGTGGGTCTTGGCATACAAGTTCCATAGCATCACAATCATTTAGCTTTAAATCAAGTGACTATATTAATTTAAACGTAACTGATATAGTAAAAAATTGGCAAAATAGTGTATATACAAATAATGGACTAGCTGTATCATTTAAAAATGACGAAATTACAGCATCTAATTATCCATACACTTCAATTCAATTATACTCATCAGATACCCATACAGTATATGAACCACATTTATATATTAGTTGGACAGGAAGTATAACTTATAATACTGGTTCTGTAGCAGCAATGACATATGAAGATGAGCCTATTATGTATGTACGTTCATTTAGAGGAGAATATACAAAGGATACAAAAGCTAGAATTTTAATAGGTACTAGACCTAAATATCCTAGACCAGCATTTACTCAAAATTCTACGTTTGCAGTACAAAAAGCATTACCAAAAGAATCTTATTATCAAATAAAAGACGCACATAACAATAATATTATTATACCATATAGTAATTTCACTAAAATTAATACAAATACTTCAGGAAGTTATTTTGATTTTTACACAACAATGTTGTATCCTGAAAGATTTTATAAATTTGAAGTTAAAGCTGTATTTGATGGCATTACTGAATATTTCAATGCAAATGAATTCATTTTTAAAATTATTAAATAATGGCAATATACGATTTACATGAGTTTGACAATGAAAAAGTATTTACAAAAGAGATTAATACTTTCAAAGTAGCTCAATTTCATAATAATCCTTTTGAAATTAATTCGAAAGGAACGACTATTATTGATAAAAATAAAGATTTATCAAATTCAAGAAATTTCATCAACTTAAATACAGTTAAAATATCACAAGTAAAGTTTGACCAAATAATTGATATCGATTTTAAAGAATTTACGACAGCAGATGTAGACCTAACACCTGGTCTGAATGATGAAATTGCTACATTACAATCTAGTAAAAGTGAATTATTAGCAGAAATACAAGCAGACTCCGCAAAAATTAATACATTACAGTCACGTATTGATACATTAGAAAATCAATTGAATTTATCAAATGCCGATACTCCTGAAGCTGTAATTGATAATGAAAATAAAATAGTAGAACTACTTAAAGTAGGTAAACGATTTGACTTATATTCGACATATGATATTGCGCCAAATGACGATTTTCAAAACACTAACAAATTGTTATCTAAAGACAGAAAGGCAGTTGGAATATTAGAAACTGACGGATATTTTAGAATTTATGTAGGTAAATTCGACATATATGGTAAACCTGTTCCAGGAGCAAAAATTAAAAAAATATATGAAGTAGGAGATGCACAAAAGATGCAAGCGTCTATTGCAAAATATGGAACTCCTTTATGGTTTGGAATGAAAATTAATCCTGGTACATTGAAAGAAGGAATGACTCCTGAGTCTCAATATTATTTTGATAATCCTGATGTAGCAGCAGACAAAGTATATGGTAAATTAGGCACAAAAACTGGAAAGGATCATTGGATAGAATATGGAAGAGCAGAATTTGAGCAAGGATTCAGAAGTGACCCATGGGCTGAAGAAGGTGACGGGCAATTAGAAATATATGCTGTATATGCTAAAAAATGGATACCCGAATCAATCTTATCGAAACGAGAGCAAGCTCCGCAATGGGCAACTAATATTATTAACTTAGTTAATGAAAAATTAAAAAAAGCTATTGCTGATGATTTTAAAGCTACAATGGCAGTTGTTAATGGAACTCATACTGGAGTAACTGGAACATATAGAACTTGGTCACCGTGGAAAGGATACCGCACAGGAACCCACTATGGTCCAGTACCAAATTTATCTGAACCTGAAAGAACAGCAAAATTAAAAGAATATGCTGTAAGAAAGTCAGGTTATATTAGATCGTTTCAAAATGATATTACTAATGTTATTGATTATTTAGAAACAAATTATGCAATGCAATTCACTTCTAATAATAGACCAGGAGATGTTAATCAATCTTTTATAGCAGCTAAAGCATGGTCTGATAAAGAAATTAACAAAGCTAATTTAGACGTAAAAAATTCTGTAACAACTGAGTATAATAATACGAAAACAGATGTTGAGCGTACAAAAACTGTTATTACAAATTCTCGTAGAATATGGACTTGGACAAGAGGTTGGCATACAGTTGAAAATAAAACAACAGGTCCGTTTTATACTCCTGCACAAATTGCATCTCAATGGGCAGAGTTTGATCAATTCAAGGCAGAACAAATTAATATATTTAATGTAGAAGCAAATAGAATACTTAATACATTAAACAATACATATTCAGTACAACATAATATACCAGATTTAAACAATATCACATCAGGATTATATAGCGATATTTCTAATAGACTATTAGTTCCTAGTATACCTAATTTAGTAATTGAAAATGAGCAAGTATATGAAAAAGATGGAGTATTATACGGTTCATGGAATCCTAAATTTCCGCTATTAAATAAAGACAGTGAAAAAGTAATGCGTTCATGGGATGTAATATTTGGCTCAGGATTTAATACAACAGGATGGCAAGCCGAAGCTGTATTAGACAATGATGGAATTTTTGCATTGAAATCATCATTGGGCCAAGACATATGGTCTACTAAAGTATAGCAAATTTCTACCTACAATATCAAACTTTGATATTTATATTAAAGACCGATATATCAAATGCTAACAGTTTATAAAAACCAAGAAGAACTTTTAAAATCAACTAGTACTCAATTAGTATCTAGGTTAGAAACTGTTGATCGAGAACTATTAGATGTTCGTAATTTTGCGGTAACATTTAAACAGTCTCAAATACCTAATTTAGAATTACATGTATATACACCTGACGGGGTATATTTAACTGGTAATCATAAAGCTAATTTTTCTGTTGAAAACAATGATACTACATCACAAAAAGTAGCATATCAACATATATCAATTAATACTGTATCTGAATTAGAGACTGTAGGAATTACCAGAGGACAATATAGATTAGTTTATAATTTATTTGATAATGTATTAGGAGCATTTGATACTCAAAAAGCTTTTATAAAAGAAATTTCTCCTTCAAGACAA